CTGTCTGCATCGGGTTTTCTTATAGCTTACGAAAATTTCTTTTCTACAAAACAGACTTTTTCATAATCTAACCCGATGTACAACCCTTCTGTGAGATTTCCGCGTCGAGACGCTCATTCAAAAACAGGCAGAATTACCTTCTCGTTCAGATCTCACGGCAAGAGTTAGGAATCTCGAAGGTGTAATTTCTCAAAATAGCAATCTTTTAGAAATGAATGAGCAGAAAGTTTCAGTTCTAGAAGAAAAAATATGTAATCTCTCCAAAGAAAAGATTCATCTTCTTGAAATGCTAGCCGATTCTGTAACTGTGAGGAATAATCTATTTCTCTACAGAGACAGGACAAAAGAACTTACTAATATGTGTCGGGATAGGGATCGTGAAATTTCTACCCGTGACGGCCTCATTCACCACCTTAACAGCGAGATACATCATCTCAACGTCCATATCCAGACAATCTCGAGACTTGTCGATGAAAAGGATATTGAACTTGCCACAATCAGGAGTTCTTCGAGCTGGAAAGTGACAACGCCTCTTAGAGGGGTTTCGGTTGGAACGCGCAAAGGAATTACTTTTTCAAAACTTTTTGCCAGAGGTAGGTTCGGTGATATAAAATCCATAATTAAAAGTAGTAGGCTTACTCATAATGCAGATGCGACGACTGCTCTTCTCGCAAGCCCATCCTCTGTTCAGATTGGTAGTGAGGCTTCAGTAACTATTATCGCGTCGAAGCATACTCTTTTTGTTGCCTATATTCTTTCTAGCTCTCTGACGTCACTGGGGTTTGATGTCTCTGTCATGACGGAGATGCCGGAAACGTTCAATTCCCGTTTCTATTTTGTCGTCTGCGCTCAGATGTATGATCGTCTGCCTCCAGCCGAGAGACGGATATGTGTGCAACTTGAGCAATCGAGCATGTCACGCTGGTTTAATGAGAAGTATATTACATGCCTGAAGGAATCCCTGGCCGTCATCGAGTATTCCTCGGCAGGGTTACGCTTTCTTGATGGTCTTGGTGTTTCTTATCCGAAGGTGTTTTATGCCCGTATAGGTGGTATTCCTGACTATCTGAATTACATAAAAGCTTATGGTGTTCAGATCCCCGCGACGGTTAAGGAATATGATGTCATCTTCTATGGTGACACGAACAACATTCGCCGCCAGCGCATTCTTGAAGCAGTATCAAGCAGGTATAACGTCAAGATCATTGATGATCTTTTCGGAGAAGAGCTTTACAAGGAAATCTCCAAGGCGCGGGTCTGTCTAAACATCCATTATTATGATGAGTCCGCGCTGGAAAGTACAAGAATATTCGAGGCACTTTCCATTGGAGTTCCGGTTGTTACTGAAACCTCTCCTGATATTTCAGATTACGATTTCAGTTTATATGGGAACAGTATCGCATTTGCCGATGTCGGGAATGCAGATCAAATTGTTTCCCTGATTGGCCAGATGATAGAGCAGTCCGTCACTGTGCCTCTGGAAGCAAATCGACAGTCAGGCGCAGGCTTTCACTTTTATGTTAGCCGTTTGATGATGGCTATTGGGGCTGTCGACTTTAGGCGAGTTTATTCACAATCAAGGCGTCTGACCGTCTCCACCCCGATTATTGCCCTTAGCATGCCAGAGACCTTTGAGCGCCGTGAGCTGCTTATGAGCCGAATTTCTTCCGACACTTACATCTTCCCTGGGCTACGCGCGACACCTGGTTGGGTCGGGGCTGCATGTAGTTTCAAATATCTGGCGAAAAAGCTCCTTGAGAGTGGCGTTGAACATGCTCTGATATTTGAGGACGATGCCGAGTTCATCGGGGGCATGGGGCCTGAGGAGATACTGGCATTCGCTATGCGAGTAAAAAAGACTGAATGTGATTGGGATGTGTTTTCCGCATTTATCTCTGATCTACACTGTGACACGAAGATATCAGATGTATTTGACTTCGAAACTCATGAGTGTGCCCTCTTAAACCGTATGGTGGGCATGGTTTGCAATGTCTATTCTCGAAAGGCTCTGGAACTGATCGCGCAATGGGATGAGAAAAATGCCGATCTGGATACGAATACGATTGACCGATATCTTGAGGCCTTCGAGGATCTCCGTATCGTCACTACCCTTCCATTCCTAGTTGGGCATAGTGAGATGGTTTCTTCTTCGATGTGGGGAGTGAACAATCTCTATATGAAGGACATGATTGCGTCGAGTTCCAATCTCCTGTTCGAGAAGATCTGGGCATTCAAGGTTGAAAATATTGTTCGATCTTACAGTGCAGACGAAAATACAAAAAAGGGTTCGATCTTGCAGCTAAGAGGTGCGAATCCCCGTCTGAAAATGAGGTAAAGAAAGCGGATTGAACCCGACAGAGAAGTGTGGCCGCGAAATCCTTAAGCTGGCACGTCGCGGCCTTGCGCAGATCTAAAGGGGCGGTAAGGGCCTACTCACGGAAAACGCTTCCCCACGCGCAGCAGAAAGCGCTCGCGTTGTTCGCATCAATATCCCATCACGGGGACGGCATTGTATTTCTCTTCGTAGGATATAAAGACGTCCCCTTATCCCCCAAAGAGATTCATCGCTGATATATTTAAAAATCGCGATTTATATGCTCGCAGGGTTCTGAAGTTACCTGCCTCTCTTTATTCTTTTGGGTACCCTGAGAGCGCCCCAGCACTTTCGCTGCTTCGGCCTCTGCATCATAAAGAGCATAGAGGGTTTCAATCACCTCTATCGCGCCCTCTCGATCGTTTTCCTGGATTTTTTGGTCAGCAAGAATCATCAATTTTTTCTTCACTCTATGCTCCAAAAAATCTGTGAACGAGACGGTAACATACGCGTTATGGCGTCACGCAGATATAAAATGCAATAAAATAACTAGTTTTAACTTAAATGCGAGTTAGTGTGTCTTAATGTATCTGGATTGATCTGGATCATGTCGAAAATCGTAGATTGTGACAATAAAATATATAGCGTGACAATAAAATGTATGTGAAATACATAATATATTGCTACTTTCCAATTAAAGTAAATCGGAAACGTCAACATGCTCGCTAAAAAGATAGGTCAAAATTTAATCCGCATCCGCGAGGAGAAAGGCGTATCGGTTGTTACTCTTGCAAAAGCAATAGCGACACCTGAAAGCCGAATTTTGCAATTTGAGAAGGGGTTGAAGCGTCCGAGCCCAGAAGAAATGTTGGCAATATGCAAAGTCCTAAATGTGAATATCAGTCAGCTCTTGGATGTGGGGGAATAATTATAAGGAGGTTAAGGGATATGTTCCCCTTATGAGACTTCATATTCTCATCCTCGCAGCCTGTCTCCCGCTCCTCGTTTCCTGCGGGCTCGGACCACGCGGCATTTCAGGCTCCGACGCATCATGCGTGCGGCGTGCGATGAAGATTGAGGGGTGGGATTTCGACGGCGCCATGAGCCGGTGCGCGCGGTACACGGATGGCCACACCTACGGGAGTGGCATTGATCCTCTGGCGTCGAAATTAATTCCTTTCGACCTGCGCTCCGACCTGGAATTGCAGGCGATGGCCGAGAATCCAGCAACCAATCCGCAGCGCTGGCCGTATGTGCCCCGCTCGTCAGCAGCCCCGAAGCAGGGCGCGGTGTTTGTGCCGCTGCACTGATTGCGCTTGACGGTCTGCCCGCAGTTATGCGATTGATCGTTTAGTTTGGGTTTCATGCGTCGAAACTGCCATCTCCGGAAAATATGAATGTCACTCAACCTCCATTGAGGCCGCTATCGGCTCAATTGGCAGACTGGGGAGTAGTGCGCCTGTCGTTCTGGACTCTGTGACGCTGACCGGCATGGAAGTCCCGGATGCGCTGGAGATCGGCGGGAAGCAACAGCTTGTCGTTCAGTTTATGATCGGAGGTGGCCTGAACATTCAGGCGCTTGGCAATGATCCGGGGCAGTTGCAGCTTTCAGGTCGCTTCATCGGCCCGAACGCGCAGGCGCGGGCTGAACTTGTCGCGAATATGCGGCGGGCAGGGACGGCAGTTACGTTCTCTGCGGCTGGCCTCGCAGTCAAAGTCAAGATCGCGGAATTCCGCTACAGCTACACGCTGAAAGGCGCTGTCTGCCCGTACACGCTGGTGCTGCAACGCGGCCCGGAAGTCACATCGTCCAGCGGCACATCGTCGTCGTTTCTTTCATCCCTGATCGGCTCTGATGCCGCTGCTGCCGTCACGACTGTCACGGATACGGTGTCCAGCGTCGCCAGTGCTGTGGAAAACACGGTCGGTCAGATCGGGACGGTCGTTGGGCAGATCACGCCGCTCGCCAATCTGGTGGGTGCTGGCTCTGTTATGGGTTCGATTACGAGCCGCCTGAGCGCCGTCACAAGCCTCTCGGACGCGGCCACAAACCTGTCATCCGCGCCGTCCTCTGTGGCGACCATGAGCCAGTCTCTCTACGAGACCGGTTCCGGGCTTTCCGAAACACTCTCACAGGCTGGCGAAAATCTTGAGGGGATCAGCCTGACCAGCGGCAGCGGACTGACGACGGCGCTCCAGAACGCCAACATCGCAACCGCGTCATCTGAGGCTCTGTCATCTGTGAACCGGGCGTCGGTGAATCTCGGCACGGCGACTGACACAACAGTTCAGAGGGCGGCAGCGTGAGCGTTGTGCGCGTGACGGCGGTGGACCGCTCCCTTTTTCACGTTGCGGCTGCTCAGTTGGATGATGCCACGCAGTGGTGGCGGCTGGCGCAACTCAATGGTCTGGCTGATCCGTCGCTTCTACCGTTCCCGACCCCGATACCTCTCACGATTCCGATTGCCGACAGCACATTGACGGACGGTGTGCCGAGTGAGTGACACGAACATCACAGTCACGGCTGCGCGCAGGGGTAGCGACTGGTCCACGCCGCGCTGCCGGTGTCTCGTGAACGGGCTTGAGCAGTCTGGGTTCGGCGTCGTCACGTTAAATCTCCAGAGCACGCGCTACGCTCGTTGCGACACGCTGGATGTGACGTTTTCGTTCGACCCGGCGACAACAATGCCGCCTTACTGGTTTGATGTGGCCGACCCAGCCACAGGCCAGACGCTGCCAGACATTGACGTCCAGTTGCAGATGCAAGACGCCGAAAACGGTGGCGCTCAGTGGGCAACGATTTTCGCCGGTATCCTCGATCACGTCAGCCTGACTCCTCATCGCGGACAGGTGCAGATCCAGTGCCGGGACTATCTCGCCAAGCTGATGGACATGCGCGTTCAGGAAGCGTGGCTGAATCTGACCGGCCCGGAGTTGATGAAGGCGGTAATCACGGCGGCTGGGTTGACGCCCGACGTTCAGTTTTCAGCCGGCATGGAAGGCCAGTTCTGGCAGATCGAACACAAGCGGCAATCATCGCACGGGCAGACGCGATTTCAGACAGCATTTGATCTGGCGCGCTATGTTGCGAATGGCGCGAACTGCGACCTGTATGCGGACGGCAGGACGATCGTTTGTAGGCCTTTCCCGTCTGCAAAATCAGACAATTCGGTGTTCCATTCGCTGAAATACATACCAGCGGATGCGGTAGGCTATCCGGTCATTGCTGCCGTCGATCTTTCGATGGAACGCGATTACCAGACGGCCAAAGGAATCGTCGTTCACTGCATGTCGTGGGACAGTAAGCAACGGATCGCTTCCGAGACCTATTTCTCTGCATTGGGCCCATCCCAAAAGAACGCGCTCCAGAACGGCACGCTTCACAGCTTCCGTTTTCCGGGCCTGAAACAGAAGCAACTCGAAGACAAAGCGGTGATGCTCTACCGGCAGATCGTCGCGCACGAACGCACGATCAGCCTGACTATCCCGGGCAGCATTCATCTTGCTCCGAGGCAGTTTTTCACGCTGGCAGGCACAGGCACGACATGGGACGGCACGCGGGACGTGGACGCTGTGACGTCATCGCTCGACTGGTCTGGTGGCTACACACAGACCGTCACGTTGCGGACGCGGGACACATCGGATCAGGAGGGCGGCGAATATGACTGACCTGATCTCGGAAGTCGCCAAACGTGTTGCGTCTGCAATCAAGGGCACGATTCCACATCCACGCTTCGGACTGGTTTCGGCGGTCGACCCGGTTAACCATGCGGTTAAAGTCCATTTGCAGCCAGAGGATATCGAAAGCGGGTGGATGCCGTATCTGGTCGGCGCTCGGTCTGGCGCTCTCCGGTCAGGATCTCCGCCGTCGATGGGCCAGCACGTCAAGGTCACACCGATCGAGGGCGATCCCGAGCACCTCGTCGCCTCGGCTGATATCCACGACGACATCGTTCAGGCTCCGACTTCACCAGTAACGGGCAAGCCCGCACAACCGGGAGAATGGCTCGTTCGGGCTGGATGTGGTGCGCCGCCGACAACGACAGATGGCCGGTCATCCGGTGAGGCTGACGAAAACGGCGCGTGGTATCACCTGATGGCTGATGCGTTCCACGCGGGGGCAGGCAATGCATCGCTGTCCATCGCGAATGGGTCGATCACCCTGAAGGTCGGCGCGGCGTCATTCACGTTCACCGCTGCCAGCCTCGCGGTTCTCGGTGCGAATATCATGACTGACCAGACTGTCACCGGGCAGACTGACGTGAAAACCTCATCCGTCAGGCTGAACAATCACGTTCATGGTGGTGTGAAGTCTGGCTCTGATGCGACAAGCAGGCCGGAATAATGGCAGTTCTCTCGCACACATTCGGCAGCGATCTCGATCTCGACGCATCCGGCAGCCTCGCGGTTGTGGATGGCGCAACAGAGAGCCAGCAGTCGATCATGCGGCGGCTGTTCACCAATCCCGGCGCGTATCTCTGGCATCTAGATTACGGGGCAGGGCTGCCTCAGGCTGTCGGTCGCTCGATCACTGCCGCCGAAATCCAGGGCGTCGTGTCCGCGCAGATGCTTGAGGAGGATGGCGTCGACCAATCGCAGCCTGTCTCCACGTCGGTCACTGGTGATGCAATCGGTAATTACGACTGCACGATCACCTACACGGACGCCGCAACCGGAACCGTTCAGCCGCTGAGTTTCACTCTCTGACATGACCCTGCAACTGCGATCATTTTCGACGCTGGTCTCCAATGCGGTGACGGCGGCGCAGGGGGCGTGCGCGTCGCTGCTTTCGGTTGGCATCGGGACGCCATTGCGGGCGATTCTGGAATCAGTGTCCGCAATGGGGCTG